GATGTAAATATGAGAAACATTCATGATAAACCCGATAGAGCAGGACACTTAGGCGGTGACAGAGGTAATGGTTATGCATTTGATGAAATTAATGCTATTAGAGATGTAAATATGAGAAACATTCATGATAAACCGGATAGAGCTGGTCACTTAGGTGGCGAGAGAGGTAACGGTTATGCATTTGATGAGATTAATGCTATCCGTGATATGAACATGCGAAATATTCATGATAAACCGGACAGAGCGGGTCACTTAGGTGGCGAGAGAGGTAACGGTTATGCATATGATTACGTTAATGCAACACCCGATATAACTATGAAAGAAGTACATATTAAAACCGATAGAGCTGGTAACCTTAATGGTGATAGACAAGGTAATTATACAATAAATTATACTTTATTTACTCCAGATCCAACATTAAAAGATATTCATATTAAAACCGATAGAGTCGGTAATCTAATGGGCGATAAACAACAAACTTATGCATTAGATTATATAAATGCTACTCCCGATATGACTATGAAAGAAATTCATATTAAAACAGATAGAGCTGGTTTAATTACAGGTGATCGTGGTGGTTCATATGCTTTTGATTCTAAAAATGTTTATACAAATCCAGTTAAAGAAATTATTGCAAAAGGAAGAGCACCAACTAATTCTAATTATAGTAAAGGTCCAACTATGGATATGACAACTGTAAGTTTATGTGAACCTATACAAATAAAACGTGATTTATTATCATCAACTATACAAATTAATGATAAATTACCATTTATTTTAACAAGTGTACCAGATGGCCGTACTATACGCAATACAAGAATGAACGAATTTACTCAATCAAATCTAAATGAAAATCCTTTTATTAATAATTTAGTTCACAAATCTGTTGAATATTAATCTGTTGAATATTAATCTTTTATAAAATTTAATCTTTGATAAGTTGTAATACTGCTATCAATATTAAATTCTTTTAATAAGTTTTTTTCTATATTTGTTAAATAGGATAAATCTTCTGTTAATAATTTATCAGTATTATTTGTAAATGAATAATCATAATACATATTATTTTTCTCTAAAATCTTATAAAATTCTTGTTTTAATTTAATACCGTGTGTATTTAGATCAGAATTCATAGAATTTTCCAAAAAATTAACATTATTCTTTATTTTATATTGTCGTAAGTATTTTTTTGCTTCTTCTAATTTATATCTTAATGATAATTCTGAACTACTTGTAGTTTTCCATTTTATATCTCCTAAATCTATTTGAAATCTTTCGCCATGTACTCCATCATCTTTCATGTACCATATAAATGATGGTATTGAATCAACGTTTATATTTTTTAATTTTATAGTTCTGCTCTTTTTTTGTAGATTTTTCTTAATATTTTTATTTGGCCTATCTTCCATTAGATTTTCTATTCTATAGTCTAATGGTATTTTGTTAATATGTAATATATGATATTTATTGTCTTTTTTGCTTAAATTATCTTTATCATTTAATTTATTTAATTTAGTTAATTTATATATTATATCATGTAAATATATTGATTTATTATTTATAGTAGTATATAGATAACCAGCTGAATTTAAAGTCCAATTCTTATTATATCCATTTATAGTAGTATATATATCTTTATTTAATAATATTGGGACTTTATATCTTTTATATGGAACCTTTATAATACTATATTTCTTATTATTATATGTTATATCAATATTATCGGTCAATAATACCATATAATATATCTTTATTAAAAAAAATTGAAATTCACAATATATTGAATGATTCATTTATTTTATATACTTATCACTTGAAATGGCCTCCATTCAGTCTTCTTCTTCTTCCTCCGTCGCTACCCGCGATGCCCGCGATTCTCGCGATGCCATCGAGTCTGCTGCTGGCGTTTTCCGCCGCAATGGTCTTGGTGAGGTTGTTGTTGACAGCGCCACTCTGTCGGACCTGTACGCCGCAATGTGTACCGAGATTTCCAATCTGGGCGCCATCAACGAGAAGATCGTCCTTCCCCAGCGGAAGTTCAACCAGTCTGTCCTGTCTGGTCTCTCTCGTCTTGGCTTTCAGACTTATCTCGGTAGACGTCTGACCGAACTCCTTTCATTCTCTGATGAGCTGTTTTGCAAGCATCTGTTCACCTCCACGGTCGGAACAACGCGCAATCCCAGCGTTGGCCGCCGCGAGGACTACCAGACAGAGGATGCTTTCAAGGCTGCTTTGAACGAGAACAAGCCCTGGTGCGTTCTTTCTTGGGTCCGTGAGAAGACGCTCGACGATGCCCTTTTTCTTGAGCTGGTGCGTGCTACACGTCACCTGCTTGGGTCTTGGGTCTTCCGAGTGTTCGGCACACGCGATTTGAGTGAGACACGCACTATCACCATCAAGGGCAAGGAGACCAAGGTTGCTCGTTGCGATCCCCAGCGTGCTGAGTTCCGACTTGGCACCCGCCACATTGCTTCTGAGCGCACTTGCGCTTTTGCTTCTGCACTGATTGAGGCGTACGATTACATCGTGCGTTTCTCGCCGACTTTGACGGAGTTCGACTTCATCAAGGCCGCTGCCCAGACGTGCAAGCAAGAGCGCGAAGCGTTCAAGCGTGAGCAATACGCTGCTCGCAACGGTGCTGTGACCCGCAACGGTCATACCGTTCTCTCCAAGAGCGCATCCCCTGCTTCTTCTACCCCCGCTTCTCCCGCACCAAAGGCCAAGCCGGCTCCCAAGCCGGTCTACCACACTGGTCCTACTGCTCCTGCTCCCAAGGTCAACAAGTGGAGTGAGCGCAAGGTTGTGATTGATGCTGAGCTTGCTGCAAAGCAGGCAAAGGAGAATGCTGAGCGTGTTGCTCGCGAGGCTCGTGAGACTGCAGAGCGTGCCCTGAAGGAGGCTCAGGCCGCAGAGATCGCTGCAAAGGCTGCTGCTGAGGCTGCGGAGGCTGCGACTTTCACAAAGGCCAAGGGGTCTCCCAGGGCTCATCGTGAGGAGGCAGCGCCCGTTGTTTCTGAGCCCACTCAGTCGTCAAACGGCTTTGCGGCTCTTGCAGTCGACGACGAGTCTGAGCCTGAGGTGCAACCCCTGAACCAGAAGGGTATGCGCTTTGAGCAGTCTGCCAAGAGCAAGCGGGTCAAGGGCAAGCAGGTCAAGGGCGATCGCCACTAGAGTCGTGGCCGGCGCAGTAATGCGCCTTATGTGTTTGTGCCGTGTTGTGTTGTGTTTTGCTTCGTTTATTTATCTAAAAATGTTCTATCATGAACAAAAAAATGTTCTATCACGAACACTAATTTTATTTTTTTTATTTATTTCATAAATAACTTTGCTAGCGTGTAAAATTATTTAATTATATAACTATATATTATAATTATATGCCGGGAGGTTTATTAAGTATATTATCATATGGATCAACTGATTTATTTTTAACAGGGGCTCCGCAAATAACTTTTTTTAAAATAGTGTATAGACGACATACAAATTTTTCAGTAGAATCAATAGAAATTGGACTTAACACTAATATTAATTTTGATGATGATTACGAAATCATAATTGATAGAATAGGAGATTTGATTGGTAAATGTTATTTAAAAATAAAGTTACCAGAGACTTATTTTAATAGAGATGAATTTTCTTTACCATATACACCTTATAATGATAATCCAGATAGTGAACAAAATAATTATGATACAGTTATTACATATATGAATTATAATATGAAAGCATACAGAATTGCAAAAGATAATTATAGTGTAACTAATATGACAGTTACAAAATTCTTATCTGATATATCTAATCAATTTTCTGGAGATGGTCAAGGTGCATGGAATACATATACTGACTTAAGAAATAATCAGACAACAACTGAAGATATATATTCTTTAATGTATGTAGCATCAATTTATGATATTTATTTAAAATATAATTCAATTATATCAAGTTTAACAAAAAATGATATACCGCAAATATATACACAAATAGAGAATGCAATATCATATTCGACTAGAGTTGTAAAATATTTTTGGGGTATTTTTATATATAAATATAATCTTTTTTTACAAAGATCCACAAATAATTTAAAATTTGCTTGGAATGAAAATTTAGGTCACAATATGATCGACTATGTTGAGACGACATTAGGAGGTGAACAAATTGATAGACACTATGGTAATCTTCTTGAATTAACATATCAGTTAAGTCATCATACTAATCTAGATTTGACTTATGATAAATTAATAGGAAATCTACCAGAATTAACTTCATATAATGAACTTAAAAAACCTTCATATATTTTAAATATACCATTAAATTTTTGGTTTAATAAAAATAATGGTTCAGCTTTTCCATTAATTGCTTCTCAATATACAGATTTAGCAATTAAAATGAAATTACGCAATATAAATCAATGTGGTATACTTGAAGGGGTATCTGGTGAGACATATAGTTTAGAAGATTTATGGAATGATAAAAATTATAAATTAGAAGTAAGTTTATTAGTTGATTATATTTTTTTAGATGGACAAGAAAGAAAAAAATTTGCTCAATCATCGCATGAATATTTAATAGAAAATTATCAATCTGTATCATCACGCTTATCTAATTTAGAAAGTCAAATAAATGAATCCAGTTTAACAAATGAATCCGTAATTGATAATCGGATATCTTTTTCAGTTGATTTAGGATTAAAACATCCAGTAAAACAAATATTATGGTGTTTTCAAAAGGATAAATATATTGATAATAAAGATGGTACACAAAAATGTATATACAATAATTTTGCATTAAATGTTACTGATAATAAAAATCCAATGAAAAATGGAAATTTGTTATTAAATGGTTATGATAGAATGAGTAGAAGATTGGGTAAAGCAGAATATTATAATCTCGTTCAATCTTATCAACATAATACAAATAATCCAAATATAGGTATATATTCATATTCTTTTGCAATATTCCCGGAAGAATTGCAACCTTCATGTACATGTAATTTTAGTAGATTTATAAGTCAAAGCTTACATTTTGATTTGGATGAAAATATGTTTTATTATGCTAATTCAGATATAAATCCAGATATAATATCTCCACAAGAACTTGAAAATGAACAAAACGAAGGAAATGATGTTGACATAGATGAAGATATAGTCCAATCTAATAATTATATTAAATATTTATATACAGATGTGATTTGTAATGTATATGCAAAAACATATAATGTTGTACGTGTTAAAAATGGATTTTCTAGTTTAGCATTTAGTTTTAACTAAATTTTTTTATTGAAAATAATAAGAAATAACAGTTAACTAATAAAAAATATAATTATAAATATATTATAATTATATGACAGGTAGTTTATTACAATTAGTAGCAACAGGAATAGACAGTATATTTTTAACAAATAATCCATCGGTAACATTATTTAAAATAGTTTATCGTAGATATACAAATTTTAGTATAACAACTAGAACAAAACAAATTAAAAATATAACAGATTTTGATAAAGAAGGATATTACATTTTACAAAAAGAAGCAGATTGTATACATAAATTATGGTTAAATATAGATTTATCAGATATAGAATTATCATATGGAACTCCAACAAGAGATTATATTAATCAAATATGTGCAAAATATGGATTTACAATTCAATATCAAACAGATGGATCAGGTAATACAATAGTTACTCCTCAAGATTATTCTTATATAATAGATGAAATTAATACTTTTATAGGATCAGAAGTTAATAAGAATAATTCATTAATTGATATAATAGAAGCAAACGATGCTTATTATACAAATCCTTCTGGTACAAATCCATCTGGTAATACAATTGAATGGAGAGATAATTTGTTTACAGTTTTTAAATTAAAACTAGATGCATTATATGAATCATATAGAGATGAAGTATTAGATTCTTCTGGAAATGTTAAACCAAACAAACATTCTGTTTATCAAGACGGATCATTTGTTATAAATTCACCATTTATGAATTATATAAAAATTGTATGTATGAAATTATTTTTTTCAAAACAAATAGACAATTATGATTATTATTATCTTGATAATAATTTTTATAATCATACAGAATATACTTTTGGATTCTTAGATGGCTATAATACTGGTGATAAATTTAATAATACATATAATTTATCAATAAATAGAAATGATGAAATTTCATATTTAACAGATGATATAAATTTTATGGTAAATATAAATATGAATCAATACATTCGAGATTCATTGTTAATGAATAACAATCAAAACATATTCTTGTACGATTCAACTGATAATAATTTAAATAATATAAAATTATACGTCAATAAATTATATGATATATTTAATATAACTCTTAAAAAATTAGATTTAATATTGACTGGTTATAATCCTAATAACTTTACGATATTCACATATAACAGCTTATATAATTTATTATCTCTGTTTTTATATTTAAATAATAAGGTAGATATTTTAACACAGCATTTAGAAAATCAAATATATTTAAAAATACAATATAAAAATTTAATTGATTTTGTGTATAAAGAGTTACTTAAAACATACAATACACTATATGATAAATTTTATATTAATGATGTTTTTATTGATACAATTGATATAACAATTAATATTTTACAGGAATCGGGATATATTGTAAGAGATTTTTTTAATCTTGCAAATTATATTTTAACTCAAATAATTTACGTTCATGACGACAATACGGTATATAATCAATTGAATAATCATATCGAAAATAAATTTTACAATATGTATATTCAACAAGATAAAATTGATACAAGTAAAATCCAATATAAAATTGATCTTGAAAAAATTTTACGTACTGCTATGATTGATTTTTTCAATAATAAAATACAAGATATTAATGTTTATAATATGGCAAAAATAAATGATATAATGTATAATTATTATTTATCAGAACTCACTTACAATTTGATTGGAACAGAAATGTTTTATGATTCTACTCAAAATTATCAATTTTATTTTAGAGATGAAACTGGTACAGCACACATATGGCTGCCCGATGCAGGTAGTTATCCATGGGATGTATTACAAAATTTATATAATTGTATGTTATTAATTCATATTGTTGAATCAAATATACCCAATAATCAAAATTATGTGGATATATGTGGTAATTATATGGGTAATCTTAGCAATATATCGAAATTTTACGGATATAAAATGATAGATTATTTTAATAATATTATTGAAGCACAAAATAATCCAAACATACCCATCTTAGATTTTAATAGGACTGGAGAGAGTGCAGTACAATATACTGATTTAGATACATATAAAATTATTAAAAAGTTTTTAAAAAATTCTGATATAATTTATGATTATAATAGTTTTACACCAAATTTTATATTTAGATTAACACAAACTATAAAACAAAATCAATATGCAAATATAGAAATTTTTTATAATATAATTTTAAATAGAATATTAGCACCATCGTACCATAATATTGCAATAAATTCTAATTTACAACAATCGGGCTTAAAATTAAACAATCAAAGAAAATTATATTATAATATTAATGGTGACTATTATAAATTTATTTTCTATAAAACATTTACCAATAATGTGTCAGATACTATTAAATTTTCGACAATATTAAATTCAAAAATAACTGGTTTATCCGATAATGTTGTATCTCTATTAAATAAATATCAACAGAATAAAAATACATATGAAGTTTATTTTTCAAATGAAATATTAAATAGAATATATCAATTAAATAATGATATTCAAATTATTTATGAAAATGAATTTTTTGTTGATTATTTTAATGATATTAATATTTGGTCAAAATATTTATTAAATTCACAAACTACTAAAAATATTTTACAACAATTTACATTTGATGATTCAAATGGTAATATAATTAATCTTAATTATTATTTTGATGCGAGTGGTATATTACAACCAAGAGAAATATATAATCCATCTGGAACTGAATATATTAATTCAGAATATAATATTTATGATAAATTTATATCACCTCTTAGTACTCTTGTAAAAGAAAATATTATATTTTTAAATTACACCCCCATGTATGTAATTAGAGATATATTTACTAATTTATATGAAATTATATCAAACTATAGTAATGTTTACATAGATGATTATAAACAATATTTTAAATATTTTTTTGATTATAGAGATTTTAACGAATATAATCCTATAATTAACCCAACAGATATTAGTGGTGGTCCATTAACATTAGAAGAAATATATACAATAATACAAAAAAATAATACATTTAAAAATGATTTATACAAAAATATTATTTTAAATGTTATTATAAAGGTTAATGAAAATTTTGTTTATAATGGAGTTGAATTTAATACATACACTAGTACAGATAATTTTCGAACACAAATATTTGAACAAAATTTATTTAAATTAGCAGATTATGAATATCTAACTGCATATGCAAATAATTATTTAACATCGAATAGAATTGGATTATTTGGATTATTAAGACCAGAAAATTTAATTAATATTTATAATACTGACATATCAAATAATATAAGTATTTATACTTTAGAAAGAGATGGATCTGGAAATATAGTTTATGATTCGAGTGGAAATCCAGTACAAACAACTACAAAAAAACAATTATATGTACCATTAATAAGAGGAATTGTCGAAAAAATTAGAATACAAATGATAAGATTATTATATTCTGATGAAATCCTGAGTTCATTACCTAATCTTATACCTGATAAAAAGAAAAAAGAAATATATGACGATTTGATGAATAATTATATAAATCCATTACTTGATAACTATATTAAATTTGATAATATTTCTAATTTAGATTTAGCTGATTATTCTTACATAAATTATAGAAATAATGGTTTTATGTTTTCCGATATAAATAATAATGTAATTTCTGCTTCAAAAAAATTTATAGTAACTAATCAAAAATATATACAAGCTCCAAGTTCTATATGGTCATATATTAATAAAATGAAAATAAGAGAATATAATAGAATGTATAATGAATTATTTATTTCACGTGATTACTATATTAATAATTTAGGATTTTTTATGAAAGATGTTTATAATGAATTTAATTTTAGATTGTCAAATATATCATCACCAACATATACTAAATTACCACAATTTTATCAAACTGATTATTCTAAATATTATTATTCATATAATATCACACAATCTTTTGGTGATCCAAGTGGAACTATGTACACATATAATCAAGATTATAATATTTATGAGAATTATAAAATTTCATCATTCTATTCAACTGAAAATATATTAAATGAAACTTATCCTATCGCAAATTATGGATTTGATTATTATTCATTAGGTGATGATATATCGTTTTTAAAAACTGTAGTAGATCCTTCAAAAAATTTAAATATATATACATTTTCATTTACACCATTAGATTACACTACTGTTTTTGATCCACTCACACAAAATACAACACTAATTGATTGGTATCTTACTATTAATTCAATAATGTTAAGTATAGATATGAGAAGAAGTAATATTTATCCAAAAGGTGGTAGTTATGAACCAACTATTGGTTATCCATATAATTTTTTTCTCAATACTGCATTTGATCCTCCTGATGGTGTATATTATCAATTATATAAATATGCAGCAACATATATAGCCCAAATGACTCCATATTATTCTAATTTAATGAGAATTCGTAATAAAAAATATGATCCAGAAATTGCTAAAAAATCTATTTCAGATATTATTGATTATTTTAATGATTGTGATTCAAGTGGAAATTATAAATATTACTCTTATGCAGAGAAACAGATAGCTGAAAGAATAAAAACATCATTATTACAAAATTTTGCATATATTACATATTATGACGTATTATTTCAAGATTATGCTCATTATGTTCCTGGGATTTATGGTAAATGTATTAAAAATTTTGTACTGTTATATGACAGTTCATCAAATCCTTTTATATCTGATTATGTAGATTATCAACATATGCAAAATATAGATGCATCCGGTAATATAACACCTATAAATCCTCCTTATTATTTCTATAATAAATCAAAAGAATATTTTGATGTGTTTGTGGGATATGATTCAACACGTAAACAACAAGTATTTAATTATCTTGATAAAATAATATCTAATGTATTACCACAATTAAATTCTAATTTAGGAGAAGTTTATTTTAATGGATTTTCAACAAAAGCCGATATTATTAAATTTATGATATATATTATCATGATTGATATTTTTAATGATTTAAATATACCTTTTGTATTACAAAAATTAAATATGGATATTGATATTTATGATACAGTACTTGATACATTATATAAAGAACAAAAATTAGATTATTTCAATACTATTAAAAATTTAACCATACCAAGAACTTCGGATATTGTTATAACAAATGATAAAAAAATAACATTCTCATCAGATTTACAGTTTATTGATTATTTATATGAAATACCTGATTATTATACACAAACAGAAATATTATATTATGGTTCACCATTAGATAATTGGCTACGTAATGTAATTTATAAAAATCCAGTAAAATACTGTTGGGTTCCAGAATTAGCCTATTATTTATTAGAAAGTTATAGTTTTTATTTAGATGAATTATTAATTGATGAATACAATTCTAATTTATTATCATTATTAGATAAAATTGAATTTACTGCAAATCATAAGAAAGGGATAAATAAATTAATAGGTAATACTGAATATAATACTAGATATGATACTAATAATAAAGGGGATTTAAATTTACGTATACCATTAAAATTTCATTTTTGTAAAAATGAAGGATTATCAATTCCAATGATTAATATGTTATATACTAAAGGTACTATAAAATTTAAATTAAGAAAACTTGAAGACTTATTGATATATGATACAAATGCAATTATTACAAAAAGACCAAAGATAAAGTGTAATATGAATGTACAATATATTTATTTAGAAGAAGAAGAAAGATTGCGTATTTCTAAATCAAAAATGGAATTTCTAATAGAAAAATTTAGATATGGAGGTAAATTTAAATATAATTATAATAATTTAATTGATAATAATAAGATTATTACAAAGTTAGTTTTAGCCGATCCTACAAAATATATATTATGGAGATTAAAAGTGATTTTTCCTGACAAAATGAAATATAATTATACATGGAATATTAATGGTTATCTAGATGATAATTATAACATAATAAAAACTGTAGATTATATCAAGATTTATTTTAATGGTTCTACACGTGAACAAGGACAAGAAAAATTATTTAATACAATTAATCCACATCTAAGATATGTTGGTAGTTTAGAAAATGATGAATATATGCACATATACGCGTTGTATCCATTATTATATCAACCTTCTGGTAGTGCTAATTTAACAAATGTTGATGATATATTAATTGAACATCAACTTAATCCACAGTTTATTAATGATTTAGAAACAAAAGGACTAAATTTTGAAATAGAATATTGGGCATTTGGATACAATATTATGCGATATATTAGTGGAATGTGTGCACCAATATTTTATATATAATTTAGTTAACTTAATAATAATTTAGTTAACTTAGTTATCAAATAATACAGCTCCTAATCCATTAGATATTCGTAATATATTATATGTTTCGGCATATGCTCGCAATAAACCAATATTTGATGTAGATAATATAGGATTAATAGCCATTTTTATTTCTATTGTTTCTACTTTACTCATATTACAAGTCCCGGCATGTTGTAATGCTATTGGATCTAATGTAAAAAAATATTTATTAACACCAATTGGTGGAATATTTTGACATTTTTCATATGTTTGATTTAATCTAAAATATTTAGAATCTCTATAACTTAATCTTTCTTTTTGATTGAACAATATTGTCTCTGTTTTTGCTAAACTACTATCAAAAGTAGGAACTGGTTCACCTTTCACATATATTTTAGATGTTATATCTGTATCTTGTATTATTTTCTTACGCGGTGTTATAGAATAATTGTAATAATCTAATGCATCATATAAATATTTTTGTTGTAAAACCCATACAATATATTTACATGGATTATCGATATCAATACGTATTGTTTCACTTGGACCAACTATCTGATTATATTCTGTAAAATATAATTGTTCTATTTTATAATCTTGTTTTGTTTGTGCAAATTGTAATCGTTCATCTTCATCTACAAAAATATAATTAATTAATAAATATGTATCACCCAAAATTAATGTTTTTAATTTATTATATTTATATGTTGCCGGATTTATAGTAATTGAATTTGTATTTTGTGTTGCAGGTAATGCATAAAAATTCGTGGTCATACCAATAATTCTATATTTATTTGTTACAATTACATTTGGTGGAAGAGGTTTAAAATTATTTTGTGTCAATAAATTATAATATAATTTCTTGGAATATGGATCAAAACTTCTAAAATATGCATATACAATATTACCATCAATATTTTGATATATGCATTCGTTTTCTTCAAAAGCCACAACATTGTCTTCACATATAATATAATGTGATGGACTAAAGATTAAACATTCATTCCATGCTTTTAATGATAAATTTATTTTTATATCTGAATATTGTAAACTAACTAATGGTAGAGCATTAGCACTGGAACGACAAAACCAGAATTGTAATGGTATATAAATACGATATGGTTCTTTTCCATCTGATAGATCTATTAGATCAGGCACATCACCTATCATTCTTTTAAATGAATCCAATTTTGCATTTGGATTAAACATTTCATTCCATAACATCATCCATTCACCATAATGTTTGCATATTTGTCTTCCATTTATTTCAATACTTATGGTATTTATTAATGAATAACCAGGATATCTAACCCAAGCTACCTTTGTTATACCATCTCCAAATGATTGTATCTTGGGTAGATTTATAACTAGATATGATTTTTCCATCAGATCACCATTTTTACCGATAGTAGCTGATACTTGTGAATTAAAATCAGGCCTCTGTAGAAAGTTTTGACGTATTTCTTCACGCGAAAAATTTGTATGTCGTTTATACACTATTTTAAAATATGTTATTTGTGGATCATTTGTTAAAAATATATCTTCTATACCATATGCTACTAGTTGCAATATACTTCCTGTCATATTATTATCTAAGAAAGATATTTTTATGTTAATTTCTCAACATAAAAATAATTTAGTTAATAATTATTATTTACTTATTAATTTACTGGTCTGATAAATGGGGTTGATGCACCAGAAGCAACAAGTAACATTGGACGATAAACTTGTTCAATTAATGCAGTAAGGAGAGAGACTTGATCGCGTGATGTGCGGTTAACACAAGATTCAAGGCTAGAAATAGATTTACGAATATTTGGAATAGTAGTTGAGCTCTTAATTTCATTGAGACTGACAACATTTCCAAGACCATTTGTTACAACATTGTCAAGATTAATGAATGCTCTAAGATCATCTAATGCACGTTGAACACGCTCATTATTTTTTTCAATTTCACCAATAGCTTTTTCAATACGATCGTGATCTTCTTGTACAAGTTCTTTACCTTTTGCTTTCATTTCTTCTTTAATAGTATTGTATATTTGTCTTAAATATTGTGCTTGAGGATCAGCTTCAGCACCACCAAGTTGGCCACTACCTAAACCCAAACCTGAAAAACCAGCGAATGGATTAATACCCATTGCTAAATTAGAATTTAAACCTGGTCTGAACATGGATAACATATCGTGTTGTGGAAGCATATTAAGACCCTGTACGGCAACACCGAGAGAACGGGACATAATGGAAGCAGCATCACCACGATTGATATGTTGTGGTGCTCTGAAGTATGCGAGATTTGATTTAGTTGAAAGAGTTTTTTGTGGAAGATCACTGAGATTAGCATTATCTGCAGAATGAAGAACTGGATTAGCACGTTGTAAATCGATTACGCGTTTAAGATAAGCGCATAATTTTTTATTTTTAAGAATGGCTTCTGCTGTTCTTTGGCCTTTTTCAGAACCCATTTTAGCAGAAAGTCTTCCAGCAAGAGAAGAAGTCCATTGAACATAATGTTCGGCTGGACCATTGTTAATATCTACTAAAAAAGTACTGAGTAATTTGTACATAGTTTGAGGGTTCATTTGTCTAACTTCTTTTTCTGCTTCAGCATAAATATCTGAATCATTGATATTACCTAAGCAACGAGACAGTTCTACTGGATTTCCTGTAAGAATACAGCTAAAAATTGTTGCAGGAACACCTTTTGTTAAATCTGTATTACCAACAGATGTTACTTTACCATCAGCACCTTTTATTTGTAATTCACCATTGGCATCACGAGAATATACTTTATCATCGGCCATATCATAGTATATTTCACCCAAATCACCTACATTGCTGAGGTTACGTTGACTTGATTTCATTTGAGCAGAATAAACTGCTTTAATGAATTTATCAACGTCGAGATCATTTTTTTTCCAGTCTTCAATACCTGCTAAAGTACCACCGCGTTGATAACCACCATTTAAAAATGAAGTACCACCCTTTACTCTTTCTAAATAATTTACACGCAAAAAGTCTACTTTTAATTTATTTCCATTCTCATCTACGGTATTGGGAGGAAGCTGAGGAATACATTGACCAAAAACTGTGTTATTATCTTTTTTACCTTCATGTTTTCTAAGATTCATACGAACAGTGTTTGGATCTGTATATGTTGGTGATTGAGATGGAGCATCTGATACAAAATTAATATTTTTTTCATAAAATTCGCGAGTATCGGGTGTTAATGAACCCCAATTTTGGTAAATTTTATAACCTAAATTTTGTGCAGCATGTACATTAGAAACAGTTTTGTTCGTATGATTGCCGCTAATTTTATCAAGTTCAGAATGATATACTCCAATATTAAAAATGAAAGTTATAAATTTAGAGGATAACACATTTTTCCCTATTGTTTCGTTGATTTCTGTAAATCCAGTGTAATTGCGAGCATTCATAAGTGCCCAAATAGGATGATTTAAAACTGTATTTGAATTGTGAGAACAATTTTCATAATTAGAACCATCATAGTTTAATGTGACGTAAAGTCTTGCTAGTTTTCCAACAGCATCACCAAAGAAATGTTCTAATTGATCATAGGTTGAATCTCTTGACATCTATATATATATCTTATAAGAAAAAATATTATTTTATATATTTTATAAATTTTATTTGTAAATTTTATTATTAATTATATTATATTTTGTTTATTATATTATATTTTGTTTATTATATTATATTTTGTTTATTATATTATATTTTGTTTATTATATTATATTTTGTTTATTATATTATATTTTATTTATTATAATTTGTTTATTATATTATATTTATTATATATATTATATTTTGTTTATTATATTATATTTTGTTTATTATATTATATTTTGCTTAAAACAATAAAAATTTAATATAATCTTATATTATAATATGAATACTGAAACATTACTTGTATTAATTGTCATCGGATTAATTTTAATATATCTTATATATAAAAATCAAAATTCTAATCAATATAGTGAAAATCTTGAAAACGTAAATAATAATGTATCTAATACTACAAAAACAGAAACTAATAAAAAAGTATTAGGTGTATATTATACTAATTGGTGTGGTTATTCCAGACACTTTTTAAGTGATTTAGAAAATGGTTTACAAAGAGATCTTGAAAAACATGTAACCGTTAAATTAATTGATTGTGAAACAGATGAAAATAAACAATTATGTAATAAATTAGGTGTAAGAGGATATCCAACTCTTATTTTACATACTGAAAATGACAATATAATGTATAATGGTGATAGATCCCATGACGATTTATTAGAATTTGTCCAACATTAAAAAATATTTTTAAACTTAGTTATATTTGTCAACTTAGTTATATTTGTCAAACAATTTTTCTCCAATTTCATTTAATTCTTTTTTCATTTCAAGATTATCTAATAATCGCAGGGGGACATTACCATATCCATATACAATTCCATATAATCCACCAGCAATAGCTCCTACAGTATCACTATCACCGCCATGTAACATTGTATAATACATTAATTTTTCCCAATTACCATCACAATCACATAACCCATCATATGCCATTATAACTGAAGTAGGGCCATTTCCACCTGCCATAAATGTTGGGTGTTTCATATTATATTCGATTGATTCATTTAATTCAATCATTGTCTTTATTCTAACTATTATATTAGACGATGTTTTTAAATGTAATTTTTCTTTTTTATCTGAAAAAAACATTTCTACATATTTCTTCCATATACGTACAGTTGTTCTGTAATCATAATAAATATTATCATCATTTTTATTAATATATTTTTTAACTTTTTCAGATTCATATAATTCTATTAATAAAAATGGCCATAAATTGATGCCAACATTATTTATAGCAAGTTTTACAAAGAATGCACTTGCTAATCCTGCTAGATAACCTACTGGGGAATTATGTGTAATCATACTCGATATGATTGATGTATTTATTAGTTTATCAATATCTTCATCTTTATGAAATCTTAAACCAATAGATAATGTTCTCATTGAACATCCATTGCCTCCAGAATTAACATTATATGCTTTATGCCGTTGATCTTGTGTATCTGTCCATTGTAATATAGCAGTAGCAGTCATTAATCCAAAACCTCTTTCTATTTTATTCTTTTTTTCTTGTTTATACATTTTTTTTAAATTTTTCTTTAATTTAATAATATCATCTTCTTTTACTATATTATTTTTATCAAATTCACAATCTAATATAAAATTAGCAATTTCATAACCAATTAATGTATCATCAGATACATTCCATCCTTTTAAATCAATCATGCTTATCCCACCTTTACTAATAAAATCTGATATTATTTCTATTGTCGCTTTTAATATTGACATTATTGATGTACCCATGTCGTTATCATTTAATAAATTAAATTCCCATAATGAATTATTATAACCAATTGTATCTCCTAAGGCATGCAATAAAAATAATGCTATATATTTATCTTTTTTATTACTCATATAATATAAAAATATATAATTTTATTTTTTGTTAAATAACTAAAAAATAAATTGTTAACTAAAAATAAATTGTTAACTAAAAATAAATTGTGTTTAATTCTACTTAAAAATATATAATTATAAAATATATATAATGGATAATATCGACGATTCTACATTATTTGAACAAATGAAACAAAGATCTTCAAAAAGTAATAATAATTCAGATAAAGATAATAGAGATAATAATAGAGATAATAATAGAGATAATAATAGAGATAATAATAGAGATAATAATAGAGATAATAAAGATAATAGAGAAAATAGAGAAAATAAAGAAGATAATATAAAACGTATAGAAAAAAATGGTTTTGACTATTATAAAATTTTAGGAGTTGATAAAGATACTAATATAAATGATATTAAAAAAAAATATCGTAAACTTCTTGCTAAATATCATCCTGATAAATATAAAGATTTTCCAGAAAAAGATCGTAGAACAAAAGAAAAACAATTTCAATTAGTACAAATGGCCGGAAAAGTATTAACTGATGAAAGTGCTAAAAAAGTATATGATTTAGAACAAAAAACTATTAAGAGTAAAGATTTTGTAGGACAAAAAAATTCATTTGAAGAATTTATTAAATTACAAGAATCTGGCATGACTGAAGAAAATAAAAAGAGAGCACAAATAGATTTTAAATCTGAATCAGATAAAATAAATAAATTAAGAGGATTTGATCCAAATAAAATGGATGATAAATTAGATAAATCTGATTTAGATAAACATATTAACGATTTAAAAGCTAGACGTGATATGGATGAAATTGAATTAACAAAAAAAAATATTTTCGAAGGACGACAATTTAATCCACTTGAATTTAATAAATTATTTGAAAAAGATAAAAAGAAACAAGAAAAGAAACTCAAGAAAAAACAAGATTCTGGAGAAGTTGTTAAATTTGGTGAAAATTTTACATCATTTAACGATAATGGTATTGAAAATTTTATATCAGTTGATGCTGATTATGGTGAATTATTTGGATCTGATAATTTTAAAGAGAATAATATGTTTGGTAAATTAAAAGAAGAATTTTCAGTATCAGATATATCATCCGATGATGAAGATTATAATAACGCATATGATAAACATAATAAAGATAGAGATCAAAAATCTACTGATGATTTATATTCTAAAATGATGAGAGACAGAGATATGTTTGATAATAATCTTAAAGATACAAAAACTGCAGGATTTAAAGATGTAATGGAAGATCAATTTGGTATTTCTAGACAATTCGGTAAAATGATTGGTCGTGATGTAACTCAAAAAGTTAAGCCATCGAGAATTGATTCTGATATGGTCAATGTATATAATAAGATGATTGGATATGATTCTGATTTAAGCGATGAAGAATAAATTATTTTAATGCGATAATAAAAAATAAAACATACAAAATAAATATTCCAAATAAATATCTAAAATCTAATGATAAGATACATGTTACTATAAAACACTAATCACATATGAGTCGTGTTTTAGACTAAGGGAAAAAAAGTTTAACTTTTTCCGTTACTATAAAACACTAATCACATATGATTCGTGTTTAGACTAAGGGAAAAAAAGTTTAACTTTTTCCGTTACTATAATCGATGGATTAGATTATGCTGATTATGAATTTTATCTTAAAGAAAATAAACCATCAGTTAATATCCTTTTACTGACTGAAAAAAATATTCAAAGTTAAAGGAGTCTTAACTGACGTAGGTGTTATAACACCTATAGTCGGTTAAGGGATAACAATAAATGACGAAAAAATAAAAAATAAAAAATGATAATATTATAAATTTTATTATTTAATTATTATTTAGTAATTGTTAATTTATCTAATTTTTTATTTGTGATTTATACTTTTATTATTTATTAAATTTGTATTATATTGTTCATATATTTGTTTTGCATATAATAATTTATCTTTTTCAGCTATTAGAGTTTTTCTTTTATCACAGTATAAATCTAAATGTCTTTTCAAATTTCCTTTTATTCCAAATTTTTTATCACAAAAATTACATTTTTGTTCGTTATGTATAGATTTTTTATACATAATTGTTATTTTTTTTTCATAATTCTTTATTTTATTTATAATATCTTTATAATCTTTATCATCTATATTTTTATTATCATTATTCTTAATATTTTTATCTATTGTTGATTTACATTTATTTTCTCTATTATAATGTTTTAATAATAAATAATCATATTTAAATGATTTTTGACAAATTTTGCAAATATATTTTTTAATAATATTATCAGTATTATTAATATTCACAATCACATTACAGTTATATGTGTCTATATTATTTTTATTTTCATCTATTTTTAATATTTTTGTTTCACATTTATTTTTTCTATTATAATGTTTTAATAATAAATAATCATATTTAAAAGATTTATGACAATTTTTACATGAATGTTTAAAGTTAATATTCATATTATTATTATTATTAGTATATTTTTTTATATCATTATTATAATTGATATCTATAATATCTTTATTTATAGTAACATTATTATTTTTAAAATTTGAATTGATACAATCATTTTCCTCTTTACCATATTTAATATCAATTGTTTTATTTATACGATTCATAATATTTTCTAGTTTTATCTTATTTTTACTCCACACTAATATTTTAGCGATTTTATTATTATTATTGCGATCTATTCTATTTGCTCTAGATATTCGTTGTATTATATTTATTGGATTATTATTTGGATGTGTCAAATATACAGAATCACATTCTTGAATATCGATGCCTTCGTCTAATATATGTACATTGCATAATATATTTATATGAGTATTATCATTTTTAAATTTATTTAAGATTTCTATTCTTTTTTTCTTTGTAGTATTATATGTTATTTCATACACTTTTATATTTAATTCGAAATATATATTTATAATTTGTAATATTTTAAAAAAGTTATTACATTCATCAATAGTCTTTAAATATACAATACATTTTTTGAATCCTAATAATTTTATCGAATCTAATAAAAAATATGATTTATTAATCAATATCGTTTTTTCTATTATAGATTTATCTACTTTAAGATCATTTATTTTATCAAGAATTCTATAATTATTTGGATAATAAAAATTATAATCACAAATATATTTATATTCTATTGCAGTTTTCCAAGAAAGTTCATATTTACTATCTCCAAAAATATTTTTATAATTATCTACATTTAATGGTGTAGCTGATATAAATAATGTTTTAGATTTACTCGACATTATTTTATAAATATTATTTTTTTTATTTGTTATCATATCGAATGATAAATTATGAAATTCATCAATAATAATTAAATTTTCATCAATATATGTTGTTTTTAATATTTTCCATATTACATCACTTGAATCATATGTTGATGCTATAATATTTTTATTTTCATTTAATTTAATATTATTAATATCTCGTTCTGCATTACAATTGACCAATATATAATTTATATTTTCATATTTTGAATAATAATTTTTATAATGAGATAATATTTGTTCAGTAGTAGATATTAAAGGTGTTAAAATAAATATATTTTTATAATCAAGAGATAACAAAAAAGATACAAAAGTTTTTCCAGTTCCACAAGGCATTGATAATATACTTTTATTATATTCTTTAAGTTTATTATAAGCTTCTAATTGATAATCTCTAGCTTTAAAATCTATAATTTTATTATTTTTGATAAGAGGTATATTTATATATTTAATTTTATTTTGCCTACATAAAATTTGTTGTGATAATTTACCAGAATAATATACTATTGGATTATTAATTGAATTTTCTGCAATAAAATTATAAAAACCAGATAAATCATAAATACTAATATTATTATCGATACCTGTTGTAGAATAATTTTTACATTGTATATAGTCTATTGTATCATCATTTTTTATGCCAATAATATCACAACCAATATCATCACAAATTATTTCATTTTTATAAAATCTATTATCTAATATATTACTAGGTATATCTTTCCATAGATAACAATTTTTATATTTATCTTTTATAATATTTAATATATAACTTTCATATTCTTCGCCATCTTTTAATTTATTCATAATATTATTATGAATAAATATTATCTTTATATAATATATGTATTATTATTTTTTTATCTTTTTAGATAAACTCATAATAAATTAAAATTTTTTTTAATATTATTATAACCTTCATAATACATTTCTTTCTTTTTCTCAGGAGTTAATTCAAAATTAAATGTATTATTATCATTTAAAATTAGATTAAACACCGAATTTTTATATATTTGATTTTCATATTTATTAAATCCATTAAAATAAACTATACCCAATATTAATAATATATATTCTATTATATTCGAATGTTTTGATGGTAATTCTGCCATAATATTAATTCCAATAACTTTATCTAATTGATCATGAAATATACTTATTGGAAAATTTTCTAATAAACCACCATCTACATATTTTTTATTATTATATTCTACAAATGGAAATAATATAGGCACAGCTGATGTCATTTTTATTGCTGTAATTAAAGGCATTTCAGGATAAGTTTCATATGATATATATTCCACTTGTTTAGTATTTATACAAACTGTTGTTAGTATTAATTTCTTTTTTGTTTTTTTATATAATTCTATTAATTTAATATCTGGATTTATATTTTTTAATTTTAATTGATTAACAAAAATTTTTTCGCAATGTTCATAATGACATAATGAATATGTATCAAAAATGTTTGTAATATTTATATCTGTCGTTTTCGATATATCAAATATTTTGCTAAATTTATATATTTCATCAACAGTATATCCGATATTTAACATAAATGATAATATACCACCGATTGATGTACCAGCATATGTATCAATATTTTTTAATAAATTTTTTTCTTCTAGATATTTTAAACATCCAATAATATACATTCCTTTCATTCCACCTCCAGCTAATACTAAAATATTTCTTTTAGAATTATTTATATTACATAAAGTTTTTACTTCATTTTCTATATTAATATTTAAATTCTTATCATTTATAATATTTGTAATATTTGTAATATTTGTAATATTTGCAATATCCATTTATTAATATAAATTGTGTTATTTTTATTTTGTTAATAACGAACTATCTAAATAACTTTGCTAGTTTAATAATGTTTTTTTTCATAATATTATAATATATATGGATAATAAGCCGTTTTCACATATGAATATAGAAACTTTAATGCCTTCAAATAATCATAATTATAATCGTAATAAGAAATTAGACGTATTTACTATATCTGATGGTAAAAAAATTAATGTTGAACCGGATAGAGATTTTAATTCAGCAGAATTATTAAATACTATACAAGAAAGAAGAAGAAAATTAAGAAACTGGTTAGTTGATACTTATAATCAATGTTGTTATCGTATAAAAGAAGCTAATAATGCAGGACTTTCTGATATCATTTTTGAATTGCCAGAAATTATTGTAGAGAATTCATCATATAGACATAAAGATGCAATAGAATATATTTCAAAAAATTTACGTGAGCAATCTATAGATACATTAATTTTAGATAAAAATAAACTATTTATTACTTGGAAATATATAGAATTAAATTATAGTAAATTTGAAATACAAAATAATAATAAATAATTATTTATTAAATTATTTTTTTCTAATTAACATATCTAATATAATAATAATAAAAATACCTAAAATAACAATAATAACAATTTCTTTTATTGTCATTTTTTGAGATTTACTAAACTTTATATCAAAAATATCATTTGTTGTGTTATTATTTATATTATTTGATGAAATACCTAAATTTAAATATTTTATTAATTTATTTTTACAATTATTACATTTTTTTATATGATCAAATATATTATCATCATTTCTTGAACATTCATCATAATTAATAGAATGAATAATATTAGAAAATAGTTTATCACTTTTTTTGTCACCTTTTTTATTTGCAGCATTGTCTAAATACATATCTATTGATTTTGAATCTATAGATTCAGAATCTATCAGAAATGAATCACTAAAAATAGAATCATTTGAATTTAAATTATTTGTATTATTTGTATTAGAAGATTTATATGTGCTAAAGGAATATAGAGACTTATTATCAAAATTATTTGAGTCTTCTTGATTATTTAAAGTATAATAATTATCATGATTAGTTGGATTATTTTTATTCATATGTAAAAAACTAAATTTTTGATTATTTAATACATTATCTATATTTTTTTTCCATAATTTTTGTTGATTATCATAATCGTCAGATACTTTTTTTACCATAGAAGTCTTTTTATTATTTATTTCTCTTGCTAATTTATCTAAATTATCTGATTCAAAATCAGAATAATTATAATATTCATTCATATAAATATAATATATATTTATTATTTTATTTTATCACAAATATATAAAAATAAAATATGTTTTAAATATATGCGTATTTAAACATATAATACTTTCTATTTAAAATATATAATGACTGATTTTAATAATCAAGGATTTACAGAAGGTACTAATTTTATGGTTGATATGTTAGCAAATTCTGATAAAATAGAACCAGAACATAAACGATGGAATTATGATAAAAATAATGATGATGTTGATGATAATTTTAATGACTATGTTTCACACCATGAAGATAATAAAACACAAAATAATATAAATGATGTTAATAATAATGATAATAATGATGTTAATAATAATAACAATGATAACAATAATAATAATGATAACGCACATACAAATAATAATACATATAATAATACACAAGGACAATCTGAATCTAGAACACAACAAAGTGATTCTAAACCTAAATCAGATACTAACAAATTTATTGATGAAGAATATGAAAGTCTAACACCCCTTGAAAAACGTTTACGTCGTTTAGATATAATGAGATCACTTGGTGAATTACATGAGTTAGGTTGCAAGGTTACAAACTACAATATTGATGATGATTATTATATGATGAAATATGAATTAGATTTACATAGAAGTATTAGATCTAAAAGAAATTGGTTAGGATTATATTCACATATGTTAATTGGTGGCATAAAATTTGTTGAATTGATAAATAATAATTATAATCCATTTGATTTCTCATTAAAAGGTTTAAGTGATGAAGTTAATGCTGATAAAAATACTTATTATGAAATTTTAGGTGAGATTTATGAATATCATAATGTTCCGGGAAAAAAAATGAATCCATGGTTTAGATTATTTGTATCACTTATTGGTGTAGTGGTTGTAGTTGGTGGCAAGAATAATGCCCATAAATTTATGCCAAATAAATCTAAAAAATTAGAAGAAGATGAAGATTATATTGAAAATTTAAGAGCACGTGCCGCTAAAGATTCACAATCTAAACTTTCAAATAAATCTAATCAACAAAATCAACAAAATCAACAAAATAATCAAAATAATCAAAATCAACAAAATAATTTAGATGAATATATGAATAGACAACATGAACATGCGGTACAAAAGACACGTGATTTAGAAGAATTAAAACGTCAAGAATTAGAATATCAACGTTATCAACAAATGTTAGTAGAACAAAAACACAAATTTAATAATATGAAAAAGAGTTTAGAAATGTCTGCAAGTGCTAATGCATTATCTTCTGCAAATTCCTACAATTCTAAATCATCACTAAAATCTTCAGTAAAATCATCACAACAATCGCCAAAATCATCAAAATCATCAAGACAATCAAGACAATCAAAACAGTCAAAACAATCAAGACAAAGAGAACAAGATACTATATCCGAAATGTCAACAAATTCATCAAAAACTACACAAACATCACAAAGCATGGTATCACAGATTTCTATAAATAAGAATCTTGCAAAAAAATTAAGCAATGATAATAAAAAAAAATCAAAAGATATTACAATGGACCAAATATCGTTTGGGTCAAATAAAAAAAGATAATAAGATAATTATTACTTAAATAAAAATTGAATTTAAATTGAATAAAATTATATACAATTAAAGATATAATTATATATAATTATAATGTCGTCGCTACATAAACTAGAAAATAAATCTGAACGTAAACCTGAACGTAAACCTGAACGTAAACCTGAACGTAAACGCGGGCGTCCACCAAAAAATATGATAGTGTCAAAACCTATAAAACAAATAGTAGAGAAAAAAGATTCAGAAGAACAATTGGTATTATATTTACCAAATTTTAATGATGATAATAATAAGACTGATAATGAATTTTTATCAGTTTCTGAAACCGAAACTAAAAATAAATTTAAGCATCTAACAGAAAATATTTCTGATCAATCTGAGTCTAATTCAGAATCTGAGTCTAATTCAGAATCTGAATCAGATAGTGATAAAAATAATAAAGAAATTATTTCTGATTCTGATACTGATATTGTTGATTCTAATAAAATTGATAAAAAGAAAAAAATACAAGAAAAAAATAATAATATAAAAGATAAGAAAGAAAGAAAACGTAATATCAATATAGAAAAACTTATTGAAGAACTACATAAAAAAGATGCAATAATAATGACATTAAAATCTAAACTAAAAGATAAATCTTTATATAATGAAAATTCAGTTGGTTTAACAAAAGATAATAAAAAAAAACTAATGAATATTGGTTTAATTAGTGTTAATAATAATAAATTACAAATAGCTGAGAAATCAGATATAGCTTGTTGGTGGTGTACACATAATTTTGATTCATTACCATTATTTTTACCAGAACATTATAAAGATGACAAATATTTTGTATTTGGTAATTTCTGTAGTTTTTCATGTATGTTAGCATATAATGATAATCTGGATGATTACCGAAAATCTGTAAGAAGTAGTTTAATCAAACAATTATATAGAGATATTTTTGGAGAAAATAATATGTATATTAAACCAGCAGGTCCGCGAGAATTACTCAAAAAATTTGGAGGAATACTCGATATAACTGAATATAGAGATCCAAATAATGTCTGTAAAAAAAATTATAAAATGACTATACCACCAATGATACCTCTTCTATCCGAATATGATGAAATTGTGATGGATTAAATTATTTTGTTTCAGTTACAGATTTAGTTAATCTTTTTTTACTTTTTATTTTTTTAATTTGTAATTGATCTTCAGAAATATCTTGTATTTTTTTCTGGTAATATTCAGGAATATCTCCATCAAATATGTGATGAAACCCTTGCAAAAAAGAATCACATATATCGTCACCTTTATTATCATTTTGTTCTACTGCTTTTTTTAATAATTCTTTTTCATTATCTTCTAATAGAGCATTAACATATATAATTGATAAACCTTTTTCAATAGAATAATATTCTCTTGCACTTTTTGCCTTTTCTAATGCCGAATCTGTAGTTTTTTTTGCTACTTTTAATTTATTAAGAGGAGATGCAAATTTTACAAACTCAATTTTATTAATATTTTTATCTATTATTCCTCTTATTACAAAATATGTATATAATGCTGATGCTATAGTTTTAATAGATGGGTTAATAAGAGATGGTTGATTTTCAATCCATACTCCAGAAACATCTAGAAAATCTTTATTTTCATCAAGTTTGCGTGTTAATTCAGATATTAATTCTTGTATTGGTTGTTGTGAACAATTCTGTCCAGTAATTTTTTTTGGTTTAAATTGTGTTAATACTTTTTTAGAAAGAGTTTCATGTTTTTCACACCATGACCATTCGTCTTTACCGCATAAATTTATATATGATTTTTCTCCACATTTTACACATTTATAAATATCAAGTTTAACAGGCTCTGTTTTTAATTTTGCACAATGTACTTTGCAAACAGTTAGTTCATTCATTCTATCAGTTATAATTTTTTGTCTTGCTATTTTACCACAACATTTCTTTGTTCTCAATTCAAACTGACAAACATCACGTTTATCAACAAGATTTAATATACCACATCTTAATAATTTACACTTATTATCTTCTGTGTTTTCAAGTAAAGAATAAGCCATATTTTTTACACCAACATCCCATGATATGTATTTCATATATTTTATATATGTTATATAATGATAATTTACTTAACTATAATAAACACAATTTAAAACTTGAATTAAAAAAATTGAATTAAAAATTGAAATTCAATTAAATTAATTATATATATGATATATACACAATATTATAATTAAATATAATGGATGATAAAACACTATTACGCAATAAAATATTGGATGCATTAGTAATAAAAAAATTGCCTCCAGATGTGAGTATTTCTACAATGACAGTATGTTGTGATTTAGATATAGAATTTAGAGTTAATAATATTGCAAACTATATTGATTTAAATAAAGATTCTATTATTAATATTAGTTATGGTAGAAATGACGATCCGTCGACCAATAGATCTATGTTTCCACGAAAAAAAACAAAAAAGAAGAAAAAGGGAAAGAGAGTATTTTATAATCAAGTATCTTTGGCGATTATGGTAGAATCTAAAAAAGAAAAACCGATTAATATAAAATTATTTACAAATGGTTCTATACAAATGACAGGATGTAAATCTGTTGAAAATGTTATCGACGTTCTTGATAAAATATTTAATGAATTAAAAGTTGTAAAGGCCGTAATAGATTTAAAACAGATGAAAATGATAGATAAACCATTTATTAATGATCATACAAAATTATATTTGAATTATATTGATAATATAGTAATAGGTATGATTAATAGTAATTTTAAATATCCAAATAAAATTGATAGATTAAAATTATATAATCAATTAAATATTGATAATATTGCAAGTAAATATGATCCAAGTAATCATGCTTGTGTAAATATTAAATATCATTGTATCGATAAAACAATATCTATTTTTGTTTTTGAAAAAGGACCGATTGTTATTACTGGAGCAAAGAATTGTGAACATATTTTTGCAGGATATACTTTTATAAATAGATATTTACTTACAAACCATTTTAAGATTGCAAAATCTACTGTTAATGTGTCAGATATTGATAATCTGATTTCCGATGAAACAAATGATAAAAAAAATAAAAAGAAAAAAAATAAAGATGAATTGTTTGAAAATTCAGATGATATTTTATCTGAACTAGGGTTATATGAATCAGATATAGAGTATGATTTAGATTTAGAATACGATAAATCAACAAAAAAATCTAATAAAAAGAAAAATAAAAAGAAAATTAAATATATTAAAAAAAAATCAAATGAAGATTCAGATGAGGAATTAAATGAAGCATTAAAAATATTAACATCTTAAATATAATTTAGTTAACTTAAATTATCAAGTTCTCTTAATTTATTTTTTGCTTCATCAAGTTTTTCTTGTATTGTTTTTGTAGATGCTTTAGATGAACACCATTTAATACCATTTAATTTCGGATGTTTTTCTACATTAAACCAATATCGTACATTTTGTTTATTTTTACCATATTTTTCAGAATAGAATAATACATATTTTGGCATATCTTCTTGTTTTAATCCTTCTGGTAGTGGTTTAGCATTATGTTTACGATTTCTCTTTCCGGTATTTTTATTTTGTTCACTCTGGGTAGCAAATCGTAAATTTTCTTTTCGATTGTCTAATTTATCTCGATTAATATGATCTACTGATAATGTAGCATATGCTTTAACATTATGTTTTTTACAGATTACTTGATGGAGATAAACATTTGTATTATTTTTATTATGATAACTTTTAGTAGATATATAACCATTTTTTTCATAATGCCAAGTAGGATAATTATTTTCAAAAGGATTGATAGTATCATTATAATCTTCTTTTGAAAAATATGTGTAACAATTAGTTTCACAATACATAATATAATATTCATTATTATTTTGATCTTTGACTAACCAGTGTGGATTTTTAATTGAACCAGAATCGCATCCTTGAGCTATAAAATGTCCCGGATGCGATGATAAAACAGTGAGTTTATCTTTATTTGGTAATTCATAATTTTCTAATGTTTTCCATGCATTTATTATTTTTCCATGTTTATTAGTAATAGAATCATTTTTAAATAATAAAATATTTAAGTCCTTTATAGATATGTTTTCATTTTTTTTAACTTCATTTATAAATTCTTTTAATTTTTTTTGTGTTAATGAATAAAATTCTTGTTTTTGTGTAATAATTTCATTATATTTATCAATATCTTCTTTAATATTTTGCATAGTTATTTTTATATTTTTAATTTTGTCATAAGTATCGAGATCTTGTAAATTTAAAAGATATTTATTAAAACCATTTAATTCGTGATTATTAATAATATTTTGTTCTGATTTATTATCATTTTGATTAATTAGATCATCATCTAAATAATCGTCATTTAATTCATTATCATTGATAATTTTTTTAAGATTAATTAATTTACGCATAAATTTTGTATCATTTATTTTTACAGACGCCTTTGTTTGTATCTGTTTAACTTTTTTGCGCGGAAGTTCATCGATTAATATAATAAATTCGTTGTTCATATGCTATTATTTCAGAAAATAATATATTGTATTTTACACATTATTTTTAATTCAATTTTTTAATTAATAATTAATCAAAAAATTTGTTTTTATATGGTTTTACTTCTGCCAACCAAATATATAAAGTAAAATACAATATATATTCTAGTTTGCGTAAGCAAGCCCGCCCATACCGCTCATAATTCTGAAAACGTTGTAAGAGAATGCAAAGATCCAGAGGAGAGAATCAGTTGCAACGTTTACAGTGACAAAACGTTTGGAAGAAAGGGCATCAGCAAATGTAAGGAAGAGTTGAGTAGTATCGATACGCGATAAGTTAGCAGTGCCAGATGGTTGGTGTTGTTCGGGGTGAAGACCGAATGAATAGACGTTAACACCATCAGCTGGAGTACGGGTGTGGTGTTGGTATGGTTGGACATAGTTGAAGTAATCACCGGTTTGTTGGTCAAATCTGTCATGACCATTGAGTTGGATTTTAGCAGTTGCAACTGGGTTGCCATTGCCAGCAAGGTCAAGACCATAGTTAAATGGTTGAGAGATGTTGACATCAGAATTGGCAGCACGGTTATCAGCTACACCCCAATCAGCACGTGGGACAGAAACATCGGCAAGAGAAAGATTAGCGAATGTATCAGCAGTAACATCAGCAGCAACGATGGTATTTGGAACACCAGAAGTGGTAACTTGTACTTGAACAGTAAGAGCAGTAACTTTTGTGGTAAGACCAGCAACGGCGTATGGGTTAACATATAAATTAGCACCAGAATAGGCAACGGTATCATTGTTTGTAACAACGAAAGTGAAGTCAACACCACCGTGATTTACGTTGATGATACCAACTTGACCAGATGGAACTGATTCGTAAGAAAGACCAGTTACAACTTGCCAGTCACCACCTGGAGCAGATGCAGATGATTGAACCATGCCGAGAGCAAGATTGTTAGCAGCATCTTGGAGAGTTGCTGCGGCATCACCATTGTAGTAAGCAAGGAAACGATCGGTGTTGCTGCCGAGGAAACCGCAACGAACAGCCCAGACTAATTCTTTGCAAGGATGGTTGAAGTCGAGTTTGAATTTTTGGTTAGAACCAGTGAGGGATTCTTCACCATTGTGTTGGACTTGTTCAATAAGGTATTCGTGACCAACTTGAGCCATACGACGTCGTTCTTCTTGGTCAAGATAGATGTAGTCAACGAGGATGCTGGTATCAGAAAGATCACCAGTTGCGTTGAGTGGATCAGATGTAAGAGCTTGGACAGTTTCACCATTGGTTTTAACAACACAATCAGAGAGTCTGTTGAATTCAATGTTGAAGCGAACTTCGTGGTATTGGAGAGCAATAAGTGGAAGAGCAAGACCAGTATTGCGGTTGAACCAGAATTGGAGTGGAACATATACGGTGTAACCGGGGACGGTAGCAGCAAGAGTTGTGCATGCTGGTACATCACCAATCATTTTGTTGTAACCACGTTCTTGGTCAACAGTGTGGGTAAGTTCATACCAGAGA